AGCCATATCAGTAGAGAAGCCAGCCTTGCGCAAACTGGTGTAATAAACGTGCAGAGCAATGCAGTATTGGTCTAGAGCTGAGTAAGCATCTAGGTCAATGACCTTCTTAGTTCTTGCCATGTCAATAATTATCGGTCAAGAAGTATGTTGTAAATCTCATCGACACGCGAGTTAAGTCGCTTAATTTCAGAGAGTAAATGAGTAATGACATACCCAGATAGTCCACCGATTATGCCAAGGGTGGCAATGTAAAGCGTGAAGAAGTCCTGTTGGTTCATTTTTTAGGCGTTGCGTAACCAAACACGCCTGCTACTAGTGAGCCAAGGATTGCGCGATAGTCCAAAGCAAAGTTAGAGGTTGTACCCCATACTGCTAGGAACGCTCCTATTGACATTAGGTAAGGATTCTTCATATTCATACTGTGCCGCCTATCATCGGGATATTAAAGAACGAACCATCTGTATCGCCCTTTTTAGTAAAAGAAACATGGCAATGCTTAACATGCGGATTGATTCCCTTATATGCGACCCAGCGCCAAAGGGATTTTCTGGAACATATCTTGCCGTTGAAGATGACATAAGCGATTCTCTTATCGCCACGTTTAGCGCAGAGTCGTATCTGATCTGCAAGGTCAGGCATGAGGTCTGGCTTTGCTTTTCCAGATAAATCCCTGTCAATATCAATCGCTCTGACGACACCCGTTGAATCAGGATTGTGATCAGAAGGACGCGCTGAATGACGTGTGTCGCCAATCCAGCCGTCGGAGGTGCGGTCTCTGTCAGGGTAACTATCATCGACTTGAAGCCTTAATTGTTGCCCCGCTTTGCATAACTTAGGTGTCACGCTAGTAGGAGCTTCGCTTCGTCTGCTGTGATCCCTAGCTTGTCGAGAAGTGCAGCCTTAGCAGTTGCGTCAGCCTCAGCCTTAGCAGCTTCTTCTGCCTTCTTTTCAGCTGCCAACTCTGCCTGATAAGCAAGTTCAGCAACCTCAGCATCGGTGAGTTCAATGATTGACTCAACGCCTGTCTCGCAGTTGATTTCGATTCGTGTTGGGTTTGGCATTTTGTCTCCTATGACTTTGATATTCCGTAGAGGTAAGCAGTTGAGTATTGAGCAAATAGCAATGAAGTGGTTAAAGTTACTTGTGTGATTGCAGCTGTGTTAGACCAGAGTCCAGCGTCAAGAATTGCGTATGCTTCAGTACCGTTATTTTCACCCACCGCGTCTGAAGATGTGGATTTATTAGTACTTCCAGCATAGTTGGGAATGTAAATCTCGACATTTGCAAAAGTACTTGCCGTGTTTCCTGAAGATGGCAATGCGCTGTTTCCAGAAACATCTATTGCTGTTGAAAAACTTTGCGGTGAGGAAACAACACCTGAACCCGAACCTCTTAACCATCGGCTAGAAAAGTTTGCTGTGTTGCCATTGAAAGTAAATTTCAATTGTCCAGCGTTTGCCCCAGCAGCAGAATCTCGCATAGACACTTTAATGCAAAGGTCTGTGTAAGTGCTAGGGATTGAAGTGAAGTCAATAGAAGCCGCCCCACCAGAGCCAACAGTAGAAGAAGCGATAAGTTCAAATGTGTTTGCCATTTTATGCCGCCTGAATTCCGTAGAGGGTAAAGGTAGTTCCGTCGGTAATTGCAGACGAAAGAATCTTAATGCTGTTGATTGCAGCGGTGTTGCGCCACAGCCCAACCCACGCAGATGTGTTTTGGTCTGCGGCATCACTTCGAGATAGGTAGGTCTTGTAAGTTGTTGTGTTGCTGTAATTCTGAAAGTTCACACGAATCACGCTATTTACTGAATACCAGACTCCGATATATCCCGATGTTTCATTTGAGCCACGACCTGATTGGGCTGCGCTTCCTGTACCTTGAACCTGTGTTCGTGAATAGTTGCTGCCCGTATCGCCGTTAAATTGAACAAATAGGAAGTCACCATTATTGACTACTTTTCCATTGCAGATTAAAACAAGGTCTGTGTAAGTGCTAGGAATTGACGAGAAGGTGTAAGAGGTTTGAGAACCGCTAGTAGTGTAAGTCGCAATCGGGGTATAAGTTGAGCCTGCTGCCATCTGATTTATCCCTTAATTCCGTAGAGCGCGAATGATGAGTATTGAGTAAAAGAATTACCAAAAGCGTTAGCACCTAAAGTAATGTCAGTTACAGCGGCTGTGTTGTACCACTCGCCCGAAGATAAACGGACAACTCCCGAGCCATTGTTATCAATTCCGCCAAGTCCTCTAGTCACTTTGTATTTATTACTAGAGGAATAGTCGAGAATGTGGATTACTCCTGCCCCGAATACGCTTGCTGTTGCGTTGTTGCCCGCGCAGATTGCTCCATAAATGTTTGTGTTAGTACCGCCCGCTGCCGCCGCTGCGCTTGAGCCGTTGCCGTCTAGGAAGTGATAAAAATAGTAATTACCGTTAGTGCTATCACCGTTAAAGCGAACTGAAACATAACCATCTGCAACGTTTGCAACAGTGCTGCGCGCCATATAGCGAATCTGTAAGTGCTTAAACGTCGATGGGATTGAAGAGAACGAAATAGAACTTGACCCGCCCGCTCCAACTGTTACGGTAGAAATAGACTCATAAGACGTTGCCGCCGCTGGAGCAGCACCCCCTGAGAGAAGCCCTGAGATTACGTTAAGCAATCGCGCCCACCACATACCAAGTATCTGTTGCAGTCTTGATGCAGACGGCTGTCTTGTATTGAGCCAAGGTTGGAGAAGCTGCTACCGCACCCGCTGAAAGGATTGTCGTAGTGCCAGGGGTAACTGCTGAGATTGTGCAGAGCCCAGCGCCTTTATTGAGGATTGTGATTGCTGTGCCTACTGGGAACGCTACTGAGGCGTTTGTAGGAATCTTAAAGGCAATGGCTGTCGCCTTATTCATGACTTCTAGGACTTGGTACTGATCCGCAAGAACCGCTGTGTAGTCGGTTGTATTATCTGCACCGACTGTAAAGGCGGTTAGCGAGTTATAGATTGCCGCTGTTAGTACGTCGCCTGTGGTGACTGGAAAGGTTGCCATGTTGCTCCTAGTAGCTCAATGTAGATGTGCCGATTATACCGTAAGTGCTGCTCCCAATGATGAAAGCATCGAGGATAGGCTCAAGAGTTGTAATCGAGACCGTCATCTTATTGGGTGTTATATCCCATGCAAAGCCTTGCGCTTGCAGGGTTTTCACAATCGTTGAACCTTCTTGGGTCACGTTTGTAATCTTTAGGTTGTCGAAGTAGTCCAAGCCAATCATTGTGTCGGTTGGTACTGCTGGATCTAGCAAGTCCACAGTCATCTCGTCAATGCGGATTGTCGTCTCTTTGCGAGTATTGACGTAATTGCCAGCAATGCCAGCAACAATGGTGTCTGTCTCAGCGATGAGGTTCTCTTGAGTCAAGCCATGAGGGAAGTACTTGTCGATAGAAGTCTGGCTAAAGACATTCTGGGCTGTACCGCCTACGCGGTTGAACTTCACGTCGTTAATAATGAGTTTGTCATCGAAGGCATACTTGACTGAGCGGTAAGGGATACCTGTTGTCTGGTTGAACTCTGTTGGAGTAGCAGCAAGGGTTGAAGCTACCTCAGAGCGAGACTTGAAGATTGCTGTGCCGTCTGGACTCATATAGAACGCGCCAAGTCCTTCTGAGAACTCTGCGTTCTTGACCGCTTCTAGGGTTGTGCGAATAGTTGCAGGATCAGCAACGCAGGTGGTTACGCCTGTTGCAATGGTGCGCATAGAGGCAGGCCATTGCACGTCATCGAGAATCTTGCCGATACGAGTGCCAGTTGTCTGGCCAGCAAAAGTGTCTGCAATAGTTCCCACGTTAGCCATCTGCAAGAGGCGGAAGCCGTCTGTGCAGAGAATATCAACGTAGGCAGTTTCCTGACCTACAGGGAAGGTATAGCGATAGTCATTGACATAGCCAGAGAATAGGAAGTGTTCTGCCGTTGCTGTTGTCGCTGAGATGCGCAGCTTACGCAATGGCGACAAGTAGCCTGCGTACGGAGAATCTGGGTTCTGTGGGTTGAAGTTTCCTTGAGGGTCTAGAACGCGCACAATGGCTGTGCCAGCCTCGTAGGTATCCTTCATGATATTGCGCCCACGACGAATTGAGATTGAGTAAACGTCAGGAGTGAGATCAACTGTAGGGATAACTACATCAGAAGAGCCGAAGCGGTTTACGCCAATCACGCCGTTGTCGGGTGAACCTATAACGAACCCTGCTCCGAATGTTGCACCTGAGCTAAAGTCGAACGAGACTGCTATCTGTGCAGGTAGGCTCACTCAAAGCCACCTGTGCGACGATTGACATAAGTCTGGTTGCCTGATGAAAGGCTCTGCTGCATAAGGTTCTTAGCGATTGTGTTAGTCAAGTCTCCATCGCCTGTAATCTTTAACTCGATTACTTGTGGACCTTGTACTGGTCCTGTAGGAGTTCCGTAAGTGCCGCTTGGTGGTGGAGTAAAGCCTAAGACTGGGACGTTGGTTGATACCGACATCCCGACGCTTGCTGCTGCCGCTGCTGTACCGATTGGCGCATTGATTGAGATGCTAGCAATCTGTCGAGCTTTCTCTGCAATCTTGTCGAGATAGGCTTCCCATGAAGCAAAGGGATTAGAAGCAGCTGGAAGGCTTGCAAGGTCACGGGCAATCTGCTCGCCTAGTCCTTGAGCCTTGGCTAATTCGTATGTCAGACGACGGGCTTCTTCTTCATTGCCAAGGAGTAAAGCAAACTGGAGTTCTAGGCGCTTGCGATCTTCTGCTGAGATATTGCCCTTGAGTGCAGCGATAATCTGAATCTGCTCTAAATCAAAGATTGTGCCAGCCTTCTTAAGTGCGGCTTGCTTCTTCTGTTCTGCTGTGAGCGCCTTGGTTGCTGCTAATTGTTGTTTATAAAGTTTAGCCTGTTGCGCTTCGATAGCCTTAAGTTTGGCATCGTTGCTCATTGATTTACGGAATAGTTCTTCCCCAGCCTTTGCTGCTGGTGCTGTAGGTGTCTTTGCACTACCGACACCGAAGTAAGCCTGACCGAAAGCAAGAGCTGCGTTATTTAGTAACTTAGCAGCTTCGACGAGTCCAATACCGAAAGCATCAACAATAGAACCTAGTCTGCGAGCCCCAGAGGATTGGTCTCCATTAGCCCCTGCGAGGGTGAAGAGAGCCTTTCCTGCGTTCTCCTGCAAGTTGCTCCATGCTAAAGATAGGACGCTTAACTGCCCTGCATAACTGTCTAAGTAAGCGGCACTTGATCCCGTGAACTTTTTATTGAGAATGTCCTGAATCTCAGAGAATGACTTAGCCTGTAACTCTGCCTTAGTAAGTCCTAGCGAATACTTCTGCAATGAGCGAGTATTGCCATAGTAAGCCTTTGCTAAATCTTCTGAGACTGAGGTAAGGCTTTCACCAGTTCCTCGACTAACTTCAATGGCTGTGTTAAGAATAGATTGAGACTTGGCTAATGAGCCTGTCTGCTGTAATAAACGCTGAAAAGCAGGACGAAGCATGTCGTCTGCGACTTGGCTAGTTTTCTCAAGGTTTGAAATATAGTCAGAGATAAAAGGATTAGCGAACTCCATGCCAAGATTCTTGACTGCGCTAGCAAGTCGAGTAGCTGCAAGTTCATCATCGACGAAAGCTTTGAGGGATTTCTTAGCAAAGGCGGCAATAGCCACTCCACCAAGGACTGTGCTAAAAGTTCTGACTGACTTCTGGAGTTTGCCAATAGCCTTGTCAGCTTTGTTGATACCCGTCGCGTCAAGGGTTGTGGCAATCCGAATCGCTAGGTCTGTTGCTCCAGCCATTAGCCGTTACCCCTTACTCTAAATGACTTCTCGCCTAAAGCGTTAGTCTTAACAATCACTTTGTTGTTTGCGTTCTGAATAGCCTTTACAACTGCTGCGGTAGTTCTGCCTTGATCCTCAGCCCATGCTCTAAACAATAAACGTCCTTTAGTCTTACGGGTTCTGCGACCTGCGCTGTTGGACTGCTGTGAATCAACGAGAGGTGGAAGTGCGTTAATGAACTGACGACCTGCGTTTGGATTAGCAGAACGGTTGATTGTTTTACCTGACTCCCAAGCTGGCACGAAGCCACCATTGCGATAGGCAACTGTTCTCTTGGCTGGTGGCTGTCCTTGTGGGCTTTTGCGTCCTGCTGTTTCATAGATAGCACCAGCAGCAGACTTATTGAAAATGGTCGCAAGGCTTCTAAAGCCTCGCTTATTAGGACGAGTTGGAGCTGTTGAATAGCCTAAGCCTTTACGGATTACTCCAGAGTTGTAAGCGCGGTATTCCCATTCGCCTACAGGGTTAGCCCAACCACTTAAAGGTGAATCCGCAGGCACGAAGCCACGCGCACGATTGACCACCTTACGCAAGTGTCCAGCCACTTCTTTCTGAGTCTCCTTGGCAAGTTCTGGAGCGTATTGATTAAGCGCTTTACGAAGAGCGACCGCGCCTTGCAGTTCTGCTGGCATTGTCACGCTCCTTCGCTAAGTCCTTGAGGACTTCTACATGTGCCTTGAAAGCCATCGAAGGTAGTTCCACGATGGTTTGGAACGGAACTCCATACTCGTAACTCAAGCGAGCTGCGAGATAGGTGAGGGAGTTCCGATCTACCCTAAAGGGTCAGACTCTAAGACCTCAACTGACTTGAGAGTCTCGAGGAATCCTTCCCCGAAAGGCTTGACTGTTTCACCCGAACGTCGAATTGCTTCCCAGCACAGCCAGTAAACGTCTGACTGTTTCTGATCTTCGATAA